TCTAAGAAAGTTACAGCTAAGAAAGCAGCAACGCTTACCCCTGCGTCTTTGCTTATGACAAACAGTATTCTACAAGAGTTCGGACAGTCTGTTGCCGACAGCGCTATACAGATACGGCATATGGTTACAAACAAGTTAGTGTTAGAGACAGATAACCCTGACCCCCGAGTACGTATTCGTGCGCTTGAACTATTAGGTAAGATTTCTGATGTAGGTCTTTTTGCAGAGAAGTCTGAAGTAACTATAACGCATCAGTCTACAAAAGACCTGAAGGACAAATTGCGATCTAAGCTAGCTAAACTTGTAAACCCCGAAGAGGAAGACGCTATTATAATAGACGGGGAAGTTATGGACGTTGACTCGGAACTGGGTATAGACGATGCCGAATAGTCTACAGAACTTAACTAATGACTTTGATGATTTAGATGTTGAAGCTCTGTTGAATAATCTTGATGACTATAGTTCGGATGAGTTAGCTGAGATAAACGTCCTTGTCGATGAACTGTCAACAAGGGACTATAACAAGAAAGCGTATGATGACCTTATAGAGTTCTGTAAGCGTATGCAGCCTGATTATATAGTTGGCAAGCACCATCAGATCCTTGCAGATATGCTTATGGACATTGCGGCGGGTAAGAAAGACCGTATATGTGTAAACATCCCACCACGACACGGTAAGTCCCAGTTAGTATCTATATTCTTTCCAGCGTGGTTCTTAGGGCGTAATCCCAATAAAAAGGTGATGATGGTGTCCCACACCACTGATTTGGCGGTGGATTTTGGTCGTAAAGTACGTAACCTTATCTCTACAGATGACTATAAAGCTATATTTCCTACGGTAGCCCTAGCTATAGACTCCAAGTCTGCTGGTAGATGGAACACTAATACGGGTGGTGAATACTACGCGTGTGGTATTGGATCATCTATCGCAGGTCGTGGCGCTGACTTACTTCTTATTGATGACCCTCATTCAGAACAAGACGTTATCAACGGTAACTTTGAGGTGTTTGATAAGGCTTATGAGTGGTTCACATACGGCGCTCGTACTCGTCTGATGCCGGGTGGACGTGTGGCAATCATACAAACCCGTTGGCATATGGACGACCTAACCGGACGTGTTGTTAATGATATGGCGCAGAATGATCTTGCTGACCAATACGACATAGTTGAGTTTCCCGCTATACTCGAAGTAGCTAACAAGAAAGGCTCTGGATATACCGAGAAGCCGTTATGGCCTGAGTTCTTTGACCTTGATGCACTTATGCGAACTAAAGCATCTATGCCTTCGTTTCAGTGGAACGCACAGTATCAGCAGGAACCTACAGCAGAAGAAGCATCCATTGTAAAGCGGGAGTGGTGGCAGAAGTGGGGCGATAAAGATGCCCCTACGTGTGAATACATTATCATGTCTTTAGACGCCGCAGCAGAGTCTCACAACCGTGCTGACTACACAGCATTGACTACATGGGGTATTTTCTTAAATGAAGAGACTGGCGTTCACAATATAATACTGTTAAATAGTATCAAGAAACGTATGGAGTTTCCTGAATTAAAAGCTATGGCCCTTGAAGAATACGGATCATGGGAGCCAGATTCTTTTATTGTTGAGAAAAAAAGTTCTGGTACAGCTCTATATCAAGAAATGCGTAGGATGGGTCTTCCAGTACAGGAATACACTCCGCATAGAGGATCAGGGGATAAACTTGCACGTTTGAACTCTGTTGCTGATATTGTAGCCTCTGAGTTGGTGTGGATACCCTCTACTCGTTGGGCAGAAGAAGTTGTAGAAGAGATTGCCGGGTTCCCTTTTATGAGCCATGATGACTTGGTTGACTCCACGGTTATGGCACTTATGAGGTTCAGACAAGGTGGGTTTATACGACTACCTTCAGATGAACCAGAAGAGATGCAATATTTTAAACATCGGCAGGGCGGCTATTATTAGGATGAATCATGGCTATTGAAAAAGCATTAACACCTCTACCCGAAGAGAATAAAGACTCTATTGGAGAAGGTTTGGAAATTGAAATCGTGAATCCAGATATGGTTACTCTGGATGATGGTAGTGTTGAAATTACACTAATACCCGAAAAGGCAGGGAGCGATGACGATGCTTTCGACGCCAATCTAGCAGAGTCGCTGGACGAAGGAATACTGGATGAACTCTCTGATGATTTAGTAGGAATGGTAGATGCTGACATTGATTCTCGCAAGGACTGGGCAGATACGTTCGTTAAAGGACTGGATGTCCTTGGTTTCAAATATGAGGAGCGCAGTGAGCCGTGGGAAGGCGCGTGTGGTGTATATTCTACAGTGCTTGCGGAAGCGGCTATCCGGTTTCAAGCGGAGACTATGAGTGAGACTTTCCCAGCATCAGGTCCAGTAAATACCAAAGTTATTGGGGAAGAGACGAAAGAAAAAGAAGAAGCTTCTGCTCGTGTTAAAGCAGATATGAATTATGAACTAACAGAACGCATGGTTGAGTATCGTCCTGAACATGAACGCTTGCTGTACAGTCTGGGGCTTGCAGGATCTGCATTTAAGAAGGTGTATTTTGATCCTAACATAGATCGTCAGGTAGCAATCTATATTCCGGCTGAAGATGTTATCGTCCCTTACGGTGCTTCTCATATCGAAAGTGCCGAGCGTGTTACACACATAATGCGTAAAACTAAGAATGAATTAAAGAAACTTCAGGTAAGTGGGTTCTATAGAGATATGGAGCTTAATGACCCACAACCGTACCATACGGATATAGAGCAACGTAAAGCAGAAGAAGGTGGGTATTCTGTAACCGATGATGACCGTTATGCGTTGTACGAGGTACACGCTGATCTTGTTATTGAAGGTATAGATGATTCTGACGATGAGATTGCAAAACCATACGTAGTTACTATTGAGCGTGGCACTAATAACGTCCTTGCAATTCGTAGGAACTGGAACCCTGATGATGCGCTTATGCAGAAGCGCCAGCACTTCGTACACTATGTATATGTACCCGGTTTTGGATTTTATGGTTTAGGTTTAATACATATTATTGGTGGTTACGCCCGCGCGGGTACATCTATTATTCGTCAACTTGTAGACGCAGGTACTTTATCTAACCTTCCCGGCGGTATTAAGTCTCGAGGCTTACGTATTAAAGGAGATGATACACCGATTGAGCCGGGAGAGTGGCGTGACGTAGATGTGCCGTCAGGTAGTATCCGCGATAATATTATGCCACTTCCGTATAAAGAACCGTCTCAGACACTCTTGGCGCTTCTTAACCAGATTACAACTGAAGGCCGTAGGCTTGGGGCTATCAGTGATATGAATATCTCTGACATGTCGGCTAATGCCCCCGTTGGTACGACATTGGCGCTACTTGAGCGAACCCTCAAGCCTATGGCCGCAGTCCAAGCCCGTGTGCATTATGCTATGAAGCAGGAGTTTAAGCTGCTCAAAACTATCATGGCTGAGTATGCACCTGAACAGTACGCCTATCAGCCTTACAGGGGCGAGATGAACGCACGTAGGGCAGACTACGATTCTGTAACTGTAATACCTGTCAGTGATCCTAATAGCTCTACTATGGCACAACGTGTCGTACAATATCAGGCTGTCTTGCAAATGTCGCAGTCTGCACCGCAGATATATGACCTACCTCAGTTACACAGGCAGATGATAGAAGTGCTTGGGGTAAAGAACGCAGATAAACTTGTTCCTACAGACGGCGATGCACTACCAGTCGATCCAGTAAGCGAAAACATGGCTGCACTTGTAGGCAAGCCCATGAAAGCGTTTTTGTATCAGGAACACGATGCTCATATCGCTACACATACGGCGTTTATGCAAGATCCTATGGTTGCTCAGTCAATTGGTCAGAACCCTCAAGCACAACAGATTATGGCGTCTTTACAGGCTCACATAGCAGAACATCTAGGGTTTAGTTACCGTAACCAGATTGAAGAACGCTTGGGTGTGCCGCTTCCACCTCCTGACCAGCCACTGTCTGAAGAAGTTGAAGTTGAACTTGCCAGACTTGTTGCAGACGCAGGTAAACAACTTACAGCAGCACATCAACAACAGGCCGCACAGCAGCAAGCTCAAGAACAAGCTCAAGATCCAGTTCTTCAGTTACGCCGCCAAGAAGTCGCTGTTAAAGAAGCAGAAGTACAACGCAAAGCTCAGAAAGACCAAGCCGATGTTGGTCTACAACAAGCTGATCTACAACGTAAGGCTCAAAAAGATTTAGCAGATGCAGCTATAAATGCCCAGCGAGTAGAGAACGAACAAACAAATATAGTTGTAGGCGCACAAAAAACTAAAGCGGGTATAGATGCTGACGTTAAACGCGAAGCTGATAAATTAGATCTTGATATATTTAAAGCTGTAACTGAATCTAATAAGAATCAACCCTCTTAAAAAGGAGCAACATAACCTATGGCAAAAACCGTCTTTGACGTGCTTAAAGAACGTATCGAGGAACAACGTTCCTCTGCAATAGCTTTCCTAGCAAACGGCAGTCCAAAAGACTTCTCTGAGTATAGGGAATTATGTGGTGTTATCCGAGGTCTAGACGCCACACTCTCACATATTGAAGACCTTTCGCGCAACTTTTTGGAAGAAGATAATGACTAAAACAGCAGTAAAATCTATTGCTAGCGAAGAAGATTTTGATGCCCAACTACCTATTCCGGCTGGGTACAGATTGCTAGTAGCGTTACCAGATATCGAAGATAACTATCAAGGTACTTCGCTCCTTAAAACGGATTCAGAGAAGCACCGCGAATATATACTCTCTATTATGGGGGTTGTTATAGATATGGGCGGTAGCGCATATACTGACAAAGAACGGTTCCCTAGTGGCCCTTGGTGTAAAGTAGGGGACTATGTTATGTTTCGTATGAATACAGGCACTCGCTTTAAGGTTAATGGTAAAGAGTTTCGCCTTATGAACGACGATTCCATTGAGGCAGTTATTCCTGATCCTCGTGGTATTTGCAATGTATAGGAGATAAGATATGCCTTTTGAGAAAGTTGAATTTAGTTTTCCTGATGAGCAAGAAGAGTCATCAGATATAGAAGTTAAGTCTTCTGCTGCTGTAGAAGTTAAGACCAACAATAGAGGGTCAGCAAAATCTGAAGCTGATGACCTAGAAGTTGAAGTTGAAGTTGTTGATGACACCCCTAAAGCAGATAGGGGGCGTAAAATGTCTGACCCCCCTGAAGAAGTTACTGATGAAGAACTTGAAGATTATTCTGACAAAGTTCGTAATAGAATCAAACACTTCAGCAAGGGATATCATGATGAACGTCGCGCAAAAGAAACGGCGTTCCGTGAGAGGGAAGAGCTTGAACGGTACACTCAACAGCTTGTAGAAGAAAACAAAGGACTGAAAAGTTCGCAGAACAAAAATCAAACTGTCCTTTTAGAACAAGCAAAACGTAGTGCAGATTCTGAATTAGAAATAGCTAAACGTGAGTATAAAGAAGCACACGAAGCAGGTGATACAGACGCACTAGTAGAAGCCCAAGAAAAACTAACAACAGTTAAGATTAAAGCTGATCGTTTAAATAATATTCAACTACCTTCTTTACAGGAGCAAGAAACTTCTGTAGAAGAAGTTAGTACGCAACCTGCCCCAGTGCCGGTTGATAAGCGTGCTAACGAATGGGCCGAGGATAATCCTTGGTTTGGTTCAGACGATGAAATGACAAGTTACGTACTGGGACTGCATAATAAACTTGCCAAACAAGGTATGGACCTACAAAGTGATGAATACTACGAGACTATTAATTCTCGTATGCGTAAAATATTCCCAGAGGAATTTGAGGATATTGAAGAAAAAAAGGTAACACCAAAACGTCAGGCGAATGTGGTTGCACCCGCTACGCGGAGTACTTCTCCTAAAAAGATTGTACTAACGCAAACACAAGTAAACCTAGCGAAACGTTTAGGAGTTCCTATTGAAGACTACGCCAAACAGGTTGCAATTGAAATGAGGAAAGACGCAAATGGCTGATAATAGAATTAACCGTGAGCAAACGAATAGAGAAAAAACGACCCGTAAACGAGCTTGGCAGCGCCCCGAAGTGCTTCCCTCACCTACTCCCGAGCCGGGTTATGAATTTCATTGGATTCGTGTAGCTACACTAGGTCAGATTGATGCCACTAATGTTTCCTCAAAACTACGTGAAGGTTGGGAGCCGGTTAAGGCAACAGACCATCCAGAGATTACACTAGTTACTATCGAACAAGAAAGGTTCGCTGATAATGTTGTAATCGGAGGGTTAATGCTTTGCAAAGCTCCACAAGAATTAGTTGAAGAGCGTACAGATTATTTTAGTAAACAAAGTAAAGCGCAAATTTCTTCAGTCGATAACAACCTAATGAGAGAAAACGATCCTCGGATGCCGCTCTTTAATGATCGGAAATCGAAGGTCACTTTTGGTAATGGAACTTAATTTTTGACTCGGGAGTTATAAGCAATGGCTTATCCTAATATTGAGGCCCCTTATGGGCTAATACCCGTCGGTTTGATTGGTGGTCGTGTGTTCGCAGGCGCTACTCGACAAATGAAGATAGCTAGTAATTACGGCACAGCTATCGGAAAAGGCGACCTGATAAAACGTGTAAACGACGGAACTATTGAGCGTGACGCTAGTACTACCGCTTTCCCAGCTACTGGGACACTAGGTGTTTTTATGGGTTGCAGTTACACAGACCCGAACACCAGCCAACCAACATTTAACAACTCATATCCCGGCAGCATTGTTGCTAGTGATATTAGTGCGTTTATTGTTGACGACCCTGACGTTATACTAAAAGCCGCTATATGTTCTTCAGGTACAACAATGGCAACATTAGGAAGAACTGTTATTGGTAATAAGGCTTCAATCATTAGCAATACATTAAATACTGCTAATGGACGGTCTAAATTAGCTATCAATAATACTGTTGCTACAACTTCGACACTACCATTTCAGATAATTGATGTGGTTGACAGCACTTCTACAGGTAGCGATACCTTCCAAGAAGTGCTTGTTATCTTCAGCCCACATACTGACAATGGTAGTAACGTGTTCATCGGCGGACACGCTTATCGTAACCCTGTTGGATTGTAGGAGGTATAAACAATGGCTATTTCACGCGCCCAACTACTAAAAGAACTTCTTCCCGGCCTTAATGCTCTGTTTGGTATGGAGTATGCTAAGTACGGTGAAGAGCATAAGGAGATATTCGAATCAGAGTCTTCTGACCGTTCTTTTGAAGAAGAAACGAAACTTTCCGGTTTCTCTGCTGCACCAGTCAAAGACGAAGGCTCTGCCATCGAATATGACAACGCACAGGAAGCATGGACGGCTCGTTATCAACATGAAACCGTTGCAATGGGCTTCTCAGTTACTGAAGAAGCAGTTGAAGATAACTTGTATGACTCTCTGTCTGCTCGTTATACTAAAGCTCTTGCCCGCGCTATGGCTTACACGAAGCAAGTTAAAGGGGCGGCTATCCTTAACGATGCCTTCTCAACA